GCGCGGTTCGCACCCGTCGCGTTCGGATCGCCCATGTTGCCCTGCAGCCTGTCCATCCGACCCTGCAGCCTGTCCATGCGACCCTGAATACCCGCATGCTGATCGGACCCAGCACCCTTGTACTGCTCCTGCAGGTTGTACATCCGGTCCTGCATGTTCCCCATGCGGTTCTGCTGGTTCGCAAGCTGCCCCTGCTGCTCACGCCGGGATGCTCGCCAGCCCATTCCAGCCCGATTCGCGCCGAATGCGCCCTGATTCATCATGTTAGGGTCGTACATGCTCACTCCGAGATTGAAGACTCGCTGAGTTCAGTCTTGGGCTCATTCCCTTGATGCTCAGTAAGGTCACAAACGATGTCGTGAATGCGAAACGGTGCCTGCTTGTACGACGCCGTCGTCGCAGCACTCGTCAGAGCGTTGGAAAACACCAGCTTGAACTGCCGACCGTGCGCTCGCGGTGTGAACCGGCGCACGAAAAACGGCGGCTGTCGGTCCACGCCCACCGTCGTCGCCTGCGCCGACGTGCTCGCGTACACCGTGCCAACATCGGCCTCGTCGGCGTACCCGTTGTAATCCACGTACACCTGACAGCGCAGCCACCAGTTGCCACCAGACACGTCCGAGATCGGCTCGAACTTAGCGCCACTCACCGGACCACGCTCGATCGTCTCAACAGCCCGCAAATGCTTGCGGTTGGTGCTGCCGAAGTCCAGCCACGGCGTCTCCACCTGCGCGTACACCGTTACGTCGCTGCCCGAAGTCTCGGGCGTCAGGTGCGATGCGTCCTTGCCCTTCGTTCGGTTCGTGATCGCGACAATCGTCCCGTCCATGCGAGACGCGGCGAGATACCTCGGGATCGCCCCCGAGGTCTCAAGCGTGGCGAACCCACCGCCATACGTCGCAGGGCGATCCTCGAACCAGTACCGCTCGTTCACGTAGTCGAAAACAAAGACGGTGCCATAATTCTGCGTCTGGTCACCGCTCGTGTACGTGATGGTCTCTGCCGCAGGCAGCGCCGCAGACGGACGGGTGCCGCCGTACCAGTAGATGCGCCCATAGACCGGGTCGTGAAGCACGATACCAGTCCCGGTGTTCGACCCGATGAACTGGCGCGTCATCAACTCGCGGTAGACCTCCCGCGCGATCAGCGTGACGCGATTCCCGTCGAACACAGCAGGGCCACGCTGCGTCCAGATGTAGTGGACGCCATTCGCCACGACGACACGGTTGCTCGGCTTGCGCGCCCTGGTGCCGATGCCCTGTTCGTTCTCACGGAACGAGAACGCAGGTGTCCCACCTGTCGCGTTGCCAACAATCTGCGAGTCCTCCCGGTGAATCACTATCGAGTCTTGAAGCGTCTTGATCTCGTTGATCGAGTTGCCAACGCCGCTGAACGTCACGAAGTTCGGCGCGGCAGTCTGCCCCTGAATCCCCGTGTGCCACTTCAGGCAGTCGCCAGCCTGCGAGTACCACACCGTCCGCGCGCCGCAGCACCCGTTCGGGTCAGTAGCGTACGCAATCCACAGCCTGCCCTTGTAGACCGTCGCCCAGACACCACGCGGGATGAGCAGATCGTCGGCTGTGTCGCTGCCAATCTGCGAAGGAGTCCCAAGCGCCGTGTTGTAGAAGATCAGACGCTTCGGCGCGGAGGTCGCGTCTACATCAATCGCAACCGGCACGCCGACGTTCGACGTGATGATAAGCAGCCGGTTCCCACCAGTAACCGCCGGGGACGATGTGTGGACACCTGCCGCAGCATAGGTGACCAACTGCTCGAAGATGAAAGCGGACCCACGGAACGAGCCACTGGTACTGTGCGTCGCCTGCGTCCCGGTCGTATCCCGCGCCAGCATGTCAATGTAACGGAACGTGGTCGAGCCAGTCGTGCCCTCGTACGGACGCTCAAGCGTGATCGTCCATGGGCCGACGCCCGTTACCGCAGTCACCCTGTACACCGAGTCGGTAAACCCGCTCGACCCGCCGAGCATCAACTGCCCGACGACCGGCGTGTACGTCGCGATAGATGCCGAAGTGCTGTTGTTGGTGAAGGTGGTGCTACCGCTACCAGTAGCGCTGTACAGCGGGGACACCTGCTGCGCGCTGCGCGACCAGAGCAACGCATAATACTCGTTGCAGATGATCGTCATGTCGGTGTCGCGATCTACGTCGAAGATCCAGCGCCAGATGGTCGAGCCGTAGCGCACGGCGACCTTCTCCTCGCCCTTGCGCGTCCACCACTCGCCATCCATGCACTCGACGTTGTAGGCTCCACCGCGCATGATCGTGCCCATCTCACGATCCGTGGTGCGCTGGCCGCTGACGCCGAGGAGCGGCCCGAGTGGGACTCTACGCGACTGACGGGGCATCAGGTGCTCTCCTCGACGCCCCAGACAACGCCCGTGAAGCGAATGACTCCCGAGCCGATGTCGTTGCCCGCAGCCACCCGCAATACGGTATCCACCGCAGAGCCGCGAACACCCTCGTGCAATTGGCACACGAACGGGCCGCTACTACCCGTCAGTATAGTGCCAATAGCGTCCGTCGCGCCGTACGCCCCGATGGGAGCCACGGTGGGCGTGCCTGTGCCAGAATCCTGAAAATACAATGCGTGCGCCGAGGCTGACGCGAGCACCGTGCGGACGACGGCGGTGATTGCGAACCCGCGCAGCACGTAGCGTCGCCCGGTCTGCGGCGTCCACACCGTCGCCGTATTCGTCCCGGTGATGCTCGACTGGAAGCTCTGGTACACGTTACGCCCGGTGCCACCCTCCAGCATAGTGACCTGAACCTGACCAGCGAGGACACCCGCCAGCCGGTTCAGCGCGTCGACGATCGTGTCCACTCAGACCCACCCGTACGGGGGAATCCGCGCGCCAATGTCCCAACCAGGCAGACCAGGGCTAGGACGCCCGGCCACCGTGCTGATTCGCATGGTCGACCGCGACCGCGACATGCGCCGCCGGTCTACGCTCACCGCCTTGCGGAGCTCCGTCTCGTAAGCCTGCTGCCACTGCGCGTAGAGCTCGGGCTCGTCGTAGTAGAGGAACCCGCGCGCCGTGACGCCAAACTCCAGCAGCTTCGGCCAGTACAGCGTCACGAAGTTCGTGCTGCTGTCGCTACCCGCACCCGTGGCGATCTCTGCCGGGTACTCCCAGACGCGCTCGCGGATCGCGTACGTGTCGTCGGGGATCGGGCGCAGCACGTAGCCATCGCCATCGCGCGCCCAGCAGCGGGGGAAGCCCTCGTTCTGCTCCGTCCAGACCGTGTGGTCGTGGATCACCTCCAGAGTCACCTCGGGGATGATCTGGTAGTCCTGCCCGCTCGCGTAGCGAATGGCGATCCACTGGCAGTCCTTGTGCGTGGTCGGGTTTTGCCAAGTGTAGTCCGCATCGCTCGCAGTCAGCGTGCGGGTGCGCGTGAACTCCATGCCGGTCCAGCTATGGTCGGCGCAGATGTCCTCGCGGATGACGTAGTTGATCCAGCCGTCTACGTCGGAGTCTTCAGTGCTCGTCACCCCGGATCGACCGAGGTTTCGCTGCACTCTGCCCCGAATTTCCCCTCTGGTCGCCAACGGTGCGGTACCCTTGCTTCACCCACTGACGCAGGTGATCGTTGCGGTCCCGGCGAGCGTCCGTTTGCGGCCCCGGACGCTTCTTGCCGAGCGCCTCTGAAAACTGACTCACATGCCCTCTGCGCCGGGCTTCCTCGGCTGCTGCCGCTCATACGGACTATTGCCCGTGTTCGGGCTACCGATCGGCGACCGACGCACGATGGCCGTGCCTTGGCCCACGCGCGCGGCCTTCGCACCCTCGGACGTGGTGCTCGGACCCGAGCGGAGGCCGTCGCCGGGATAGGACTTCCCGGCGAGCGACCCCGCCCGCGCCTTCGCACGCATGTCCTGATACGTCGAGCCAGGGCGCGAACCCTGCTTGCCCAGGTCGTTCGTCATCAGGTCGCCGTCATGGCTCCGTAGCTGATCGTCCCCGCACCACCCGACACCGCCTTGGTGCTGGTCGTGGTGAACGCCCGCTGCGGATTCAGGTTGTCGCCGTCGTAGTGGTAGCCGATAAGCGCGAAGTACACGGTACCCGTCCCGGTCGAATTGCCACAAAGAATGTGGCAGCCTTCGCCCGAGTTGAACAGCGTGTCCGCGATGGCCGCCGTCGACACGCGCCGCTCCGAGCCGACCGCAAGGCCAGACGGGACGACGAACGTACCGATATTGACCGCGCTCGTGGTCTGTCCGGGGACAACACGACGAGTGACCGTCATGGTCTCGTCGGCAGTCGCCGTAACAACGCTCACGAACACACGGATCTCCAGCAGCTTGAAGTGCCGCGCGAAGATCACCTCGACCGCGTTCGCACCCGAGATGTCCATGGTCCCGGTCGTGTACTGTGCCGGAATGCTGTAACCTTCAGCCATTGTATTCTCCTAAGCCCCTTCCCGGCTATCAGTTCGCGGTGCCGCGAATCTTCACGATCCGGTTGTCACCATCGGTGCTGAAATCCCAGATGCACTTGAACCCGCCGAGGTAGTACCAAGCGAGCGCCATGTCTCGTCCGAAGTCGCCGGGGATGCCCTCGCGGATCTCCTCGGGCGTCGCGACACACTCCATGACCGCGTCGGCACCGAAGATGACCGCCTCACCCTTGAAGCCGTTGATGGTCGACGCGAGGTGGTTGTCCTCGATGCAGCGACCAGTGTAGATGCGGCCCGTCTCGCCAGAGAACAGCTTCTCCGGGTCGCCGTAGTACTGCGCCTTCTCCCAATCGGGATCGTCCTTCAGGGCGCGCAGCGAGTCGACACCGCCGATGCAGATGTAGTTCACGCCGTCCCACGGCGGAACCTGCTTGCCGGTGCTGCCGCCGTAGCGGCCCTTCTTCAAGGCGTCGATGATGTTCTTGTAGTCCCAGAGCTGCCAGTCGCGCGTGGCCGCATTGGACGGCACCGCATTGTTGAAAGTCCAGTCGTACGTCGGAGTGTCGATCGCGCCGCGCGGCGTGTACGCAACGTCGGTGTCGTCGAACTGGTCCCACGCTCGCCAGTCGAGCGCCTTGACCATGTCGTCGGTCAGCGTCGAACTGATCGGGTCGCGGACCTCGAACTCCGAAAAGGTCTCGAACTCCTCTTCCCACGGGATGGCGTAGCCAGACGGCAGAGCGACACACTCGCCCTGGAACGTCTCGAAGCGCCCGCGCGGAATCGGCTGCCCGATACCGATGATGCGTCCACCGATCGCGCTGCCCGATGCGTCGCTCTTCTTGTTGAAGAGGAGCTTCTGGCCGCTGCGCTTGCCGTACTGCGGGTCCTTGTCGCAGAACTGGCGATAGCGAACCATCGGCTGGCCCATCGCGCGGAACTTGCGCGACAGGGTGTTGTTGCTGAAAAACCTTTCAGCAGAGTTGTTCCAAGAGAGTCCTGCCACCTGTCATATGCCACCCGTGGTGCCCTACGGTTAGACTTCCGCGACTCGACGAAGCCACGCCAACGCCCTTAGGCGCTCCTCTTAAGTACAACTCGCGACGCGCGATCCTTCGCCGCCGCCCGATACTCGGGCGTGTCGATGTTGTGCCACATCCGTCTCGCCCGAGACTGCTCATGCTCTGCCATCGCCTCGATCAGCACGTCCTTCGACGACAGTCTCTCGGGGCCGTTGTCCATCAGGCCGTCCTGTGCCATCGGCGGGAACGCCATGTTGCCCGGCGCACCAGCCGCCTGCCGCGCACCGCGCTTCTGCCGCTCCTCTGCCATGCGCTGCTGCTTGGACGACTCCGCAAGCTGCCCGCGAACCTGCTCCGCTGCCCAATTGGCACGCGCGGACGGGTCGGCGTTCGGGTCGGTCTGCGAGAAGTACCGCGCGACCTCGCCCTGCCACGCCTGCAGGTCTCCGTTGTGGCCGTAGAACTGTCCCCAGAACGCCTGCGCCATCGCCTGCTGCTCGCGGGCAAGTTGGTCCTTCTGGATCTCCGACATGATCTCGTCGCGCGCCTGCTTCTTGGCGATTGCGACGACCTCTGCCGTGTACCGACGCGGGTTGCCGATGATCTCCTCGCGGAGCTTTTCGTCGACATCCGGCGGGAGATTGGGCTGCTGCGGCTGCGCGGTCTGCGCCTTCGCCGCTAGCTGCTGCTTCAGGTTCGCGACCTCGTTCGCCTGCGCCTGCGCGAACTGAGCGACCTGCTGCTGGAACTGCATGAAGTCGTCCCGAGAAATGGCCTCGGGCTGCGCTACCTCCGACACTCTACATAGCCGCCTCGTGGTGCCGTTTGGCCGAGCGGGCCGACATCCCGCGAGTGCCCCGAGCCTCCTGCGCCTTCTGCGCCACGGAGTTCAGGAAGCGATGCAAATAGTCGATCTCTGTCACAAGGGCGACGTTGCGCTCCTCGTCGTCGTCCTCGAACGCCGCCGACATCGCCTGCGTACGCCGCTCCAACAGGACCGGCAGGACATTCGCCTCCCAGCCCGCCGGCGTCAGCAGCGAGCCCAGGCGCACGAGGTAGTCCGAACTATCCTCGTCCACGCGGCGCTCGATCACTGCCGGCGTGTCGGGGATCTTTATGACGCCCTGCGTAAGCAGGCCAAGGATCTCGGTGAGGCACTTGGCCTGCAGCCGGATCGCGGCGCGGTCGAAGCTCGCCTTGGTCGCGTACTCGGCTTCCAAGGTCTTCTTCCGCCGCGCGCAGTAGCCAGCGATGGCATCCTGCCACGTCTCCCGGTTCTCAGCGGCGAGAACGCGAGCTTCGTCATCGACGGCGTGGAGGTGGCGCAGCTTCACTCCGCTTCCTCCTCGTCGTCGTCGTCCCAATCGTAGGCCATGTTGTCCCAGAAGCGAATCCGACCGTACTTCCCGGTTCGGTCCTGCTTCTCCTTCATGCGCTCGTACTCAAGTCGCATACGATCCAAGTCGGCCTGCATCTAGCAGCAGTCCTTGCCCTTGATACCGACCGCAAGCTCCTGCGACGCCGGGCGCTCCAGATGCCCCTGCTTACGCTGCACGACAACAGGCTTCTTAGCCATGAACGTCCGACCAGCGACGCCGGTCACGGAGCCACGCATCTTGTCGACTACCATGCCTGACTTCTTCACATTTCGCTCCTTACGAAATTTCCGCGCATCTGGCAAGCATCGCGCTATAGTTTCCCGGCCCTAGATTCCCAGCGTCCCTGGACTCCCTCACGGTGCCGAAGCTCCGCTCGCGTCCCGGTTTCGTCCATGCGCTCCAAGATCGCGGACACGGTGGCAAGAACCTTCGCCGTCTCAACCTGCTGCTGTGCCATGACCTTCATCTCGCCCTGTATCTCACGCACACTCTTGTTCTGCTGGTAGGCTACGGCAGCCATTGCGACCGCCAAGACACCGGGCGTCAGCAGGTTGTGGGAAATCAGGTACTCGAAAACAGCAATCATGGGTCACTCCATTCAGCCCACTTCTTGCTGATCTCGAAATGCACCATATCCACAAATGACTTCCAGTCGCCGCCCCATCTGCACAGCGGGTGGAACTCTCGCCAAACCTTGCCCAGTTCGTGGTAGTGCGGGTGGTCTGTCCAGATCGCCTGATCCTTGTCGCCAAGCAGCACGAGGTCGATCGCCAGCCAGTCCTGATGCTGGCTGCGGCTGACCTTGCTTAGGCGCTGCGCGACCATCTGGTTCTGCCGCTCCTGCGTCCGGTAGAACTCGTGGACGATGAAGCGGATGCCGCGCTCGTGCGCCGTCTCGATGAGGTGCGCCATGGCGCGGAGCATCAGGATGCGTGCATCTGACTTAGTCATCTACTTACCAACCATGCGAGATAACCAATGGCAAAGGCGAGAATTAACCCCCATATGGCAGCTTCAATGGTTACGGCGTTGGCACCGGAGAGGGCGTAGGAATGGCTTCCTGCGAATAGATCTCATCCGCGACCGCATTCATGATGTCGCGAAGTTGGTTCTTCTGGGTGGCGTTCAACTGGTTCCAGACATCTCGGCCAGCGAACTCGCGCACCAGTGAGCCATCAGTATCGAAGGTCTTGAAGAACAGGATGAACGCCGGATCTCCCTGCGTCCGCTGGATGCACACCCGGAGTTCGTCCACCCGAACCTCGTTCTTCGTGAATGACAACCCCCATGCCACGGCGGGCACGAGGACCAAGAGCCACGCGACCCACTTCAGCTTGTTCACAGCGGCATCCTCTCAATGGTGGCGTAAGAGCCGGTGGCAACAATGGTCAGCACACCAGCCCCGTGCGCTGCCTGCCTCAAGTCCAGAGTTCCATTCGCGTTGCCATTGAGAATGGTTCCTTCGATGAGGCACACCTGGTTGCTGACGATACCCGTATCGGCCACCCACACCTTGGTGTCATCGTCGGTGTGCCGAGCATAGTTCACGGTTGTCGTGGTTGCGGTCGCCGTTGTGAGTTGGCACTGAGTCGTCACGTCGATACTGGAGGAGGTCGCCGCCGACAAATTGAATGCGAGATCAATGTCGGTCGTAGCGGTAGACGTGGAGTAGATGAGCCTTCCCTGGATACGATAGCGCGCCCCGCTGACCATCGGGTAGCCGGTGAGTCCGGTGATATCAGCGATGTTCGTCGTGGCATTCGTCACGTCCGATGCAACCTTCTTAGTGATCGGAGCCAGATCCGCAGTAGAGCACGCCACCTTGATCCAGTCGGAAGCGTCGGACGACCACTGCACGATGAGCGAGGATCGCGGCATAAGCACGCAATCGTTCCCCAGTTGGGTATTTGCCTGATCCTTGATCGTAATGATGTCCGTGGTGTCCACGTTGATCACGGTGAAAACCTGACCATCCGCGACACCGTCATTGATCGCAGTGGTTGTGCTCGACGTGCGCGCAGTCGCTGCGTTGATCTTTGAAGATGTTGCGGCTGGGGATAGCGTAAATCCAGCACCAACAGTCACCGTTGCTGGCGGTGTGTTGACTGTCGTGTCGGCGTTGCGGATGCCGATGTTGTTTGTCGCCGTGGAGAGCGCCGCGATGTCCAAGCCGATGTTATTCTCAACCGAGGCGCCGGTATTAGCGACATCGTTAAACTTAAAGCCGGTGCGATTCGTGACGTTCAGCGTCCCCGTCGTCTCGGTGTAGTTGCCGACAACTTGTACCCCTATGTCTTCCAGTAGTGTCATCGTGGTGCCAGACGCATTGAGAGAAACGGTCGGATTATGTTTCAAGGACCCCACGGTAGTAACATTAACCGTACCGGATGCTCCTGTTGAACTTACCGTTGGATTATTTAGTATTGCTATGAGCGACGATACGGGATCGGCGTCTGTGGTAGCGGTCGTGTAGGTTCTGACGTGGCGCATGAGTGAGGCGGTCGAGTAGGTGTCGGTTCCAGTTGTAGTAGAGGTTCCCTCCACGTTAATCGTGTACACCTGCGGAACATCAACACCAGACCCCGAATGCGTTAGTGCCGGAGCAAATTGGAACCCAGCGATGACTGGACCGGCGGTCGTCGTGGTTGTAGTTGGACTGAAGTTCATTCCTCGCAGCGTGCCATTCCCAGTGATGTCGAGATTAGTGGACGGCTGAAAGTCAACGACACTGACCGTGTTGGTCGTGAGATCCGCGATGCCCTCACCGATCTCCAGATAGTCGTTGATGTTCGTCGGCCCTTGCACGTCGAGGTCGAACGAGACTGGCGAAGTAGCCGGGGCGCCCGTCGCGCCAAATCGAGCCGGTCCCGCATGTCGCATCTGAGTCGTCGTACCCTCCGACAGCACCGAGATCGGATTCGTGACCACCCCAGCAAGCGCCAGATCCTCAAGCCGAACGCCGATGTAGTTCGTAATCGCGGGCGTGCCGGATGATGCTGCGGTTTCGCGCGGGGTGGCTACGCTGATCCCGGCGTAATCGGTGAGCGCGAGCGTTGCGCCAAACACCTCCTCGAATCCGGGGCTCATATGGGCTCCGTACATCTTGGCAACCGTGAGGCTCGCTGTTCCCGTCGCCGCAATCTCGGGCTGGGACAGGAATGAGATCGGCACCCAGTTGTTCTGCACCGCCGTCCCTGCCGTCTGGGCGATGGACGTGCTGTCGTAAAACGCATCCTGAAACAGCGGCCCACCTGACGTGGTGCTCGTAAACGTCGGGTCATTCAGGAAGCCAACAGCAGCGTAGAGCGCCCCACCAACCGAACCAGTTCGCGCGAGCGAACCGCGCACCGAGAAGTGAGCGATGGCAGACACGTCTTCGGTAGAGAATACCGGAGCCGACTCAACCATCGTGTAGTTCACGCCGCTGCCCGAAAGCGTCGAGGTTGGCGTGGCTTTCATCAGGATCTGAGCAGTCGTGTTCGATGGGGGGAACGACTGGTAAAGTTGGACGGTCGGCGCGTTGAGGTCGATCTCGCCGCTCGTCGTGTTGTCGCTTGTTGCGCGCAAAGTGAGCGAACTGCCCGAAGCGTTGTTGCTGCCGTAGAGCGTGCCGGTGGCACCCGTCGAAATGATCGTGTCGTTGCCGGTGCCAGCACGCCCAGCGAGAAGCGTGTTCTCCGTGCCAGCGCCGGTCTGGTCCGTGCCGCAAGAGAACTGTTTTGAGGTGGTGTCCCAGAGCAGCTTACTCGTCAAACCGTCACAGTCAGTCGACAGTCCACCACCCTGTAACCCCTGACCGGAAGTAGTGCTCAGGACGAGCCCAGCGTTGACCACCGTGAGTGCTGCATTGCCGTACCTCAAGATGGGATCCGTGGCCCCGGCAAGGTTACTCACAAGGTCGATGGAAGATGGACCACCATTCCCGAGCGTGAATTTATTGACGTCAAAGATGAGTTCGTTCGGCCCACCAGTGATAGACGGGTTAACCCCGAAATTGTCGAAGGTGATGCTCGCGTTATCCGTGTCGCCCAAAGTCAGACCACTGGCGTTGAAGTCGATGGCGTTGTCTCCGAAGGAGATGGATGGGTCGGTGCCAGCCGAAGCGTTGAAGGTCCAGTTGACCGCACTGCCACTGCCCCAAGTCACGGTGGCCAACTCTGCCCCATCAACGAACAGCTCGTCTGGGTCGGGGATGGTGTTGATGCTCAAGCCAGTCCCGTCGATGTCGGGCAGCAGAAGATTGACGCCACCATTGGACAGGTCGTTCGCCGTGGTCGCCGTGGTCGCCACGATCGCCGTCGTGGCCGTGGTCGCCGTCGAGGCATTACCAGCAAAATTGACCGCCGTCAGGGTGTCGGTACCTGCGTTGTAGGTAAACGCAGCCTCGTCGGTAAGAGTGTCCGCGTCACTCCAGTAGGGAACGCGCGTAGCCGTACCTCCAGCGCCCGCATCTGGGACGATGGCACTAGAGCTACTCCACGAAATCGTCTTGGTCGAATTGTCAAACCGTGGAACAGACTTGTCAGAAGGCGGAACGCTCTCCAGCACCCCGATGAGAATCGTTTCCGATGTCCCGTCGAAGAACTGAAGCGCACCACGGTTAGTCCCCCATTCGTTGTTGTCCCCTGCGATCTGTCCGAACACGGTGGTGGACGGTGCCGCGCTGTTTGGCACCTCGAACGAGTCCTTGCCGCCGAGGTCGATGGTCGCCGGCAGAGACATCGTGACGGCAGCGTTGTTTGAGCCAGACCCCGTGCTGGTGATCTCGTTCGACGTGCCTGCGACCGTCGCGACGAAGTTGCCGGTCGTGTCCGTGGACACGGCCACACTCGCACACGTCGCGGCACCGCTCGCATTCAATGAGCGCGGGAACTGATTGGTGCAACTCGTACCGGCGTAGATCGACTGCACACCGGTCGTCGTCGTATTGATCACGATACCGGTACCGAGCGCGCCCATCGCTTGCTCGTTGGTCAAAGTCCCGTTCGATGTCTGCGTGATGTAGGTCGCATCCACCGGAGCGGCTGTGGTCAGGTACGTGTTCGTGTCAATCGAGATCGCCCCGGTGCCACCCGTCGTCTTGACGAACCCGTTGGTCGTCGTATCGAGGATGTCCGGCTTCCCATCGTCGTCGGCGTCCCCGGCATGGATCAGGTCGTAGAGGTCGTCCTGCGAGACGCCACTCGTCGTGCCCCCGTTGAAGTTGGCCGCCGAGTACGCCTCGTCCACGACTTCGATCTCGTTCGTGGTCGAGGTGTCGACCGTGGCCCACGTTGCCACGCCAGAGCCGTCTGTCTGGAGGAACTGGTTCGGCGCGCCATCGTCGGCAGGCAGAGTGAACGTCCAGTTCGCACCGAGCGCAGGCGCAGACAGCATCACGTAATTGCTGTCGTCCGTGTCGTGAAACCGAAGGTCGGTTCCGTTTCTCAAGTCGGCGTAACCGCCCTCGATAACACGAAACAGGGCAGTCGCACCAGCTCCACTCGCGTCCCTGCCGATGACAAATCCAGCGTTGGTGCTGTCGTTATTCGTGTCCACGCTGACGTATGTGCTCGTCTGCGAGTTGAGGACGAACGTACCGGCAGCCGCAGCAGTCAGCGTCGTGCCGCTGGTCCCGTCGAAGCACGCACCGTTCGCACAGTCACCGACAGCGGTGATGTCACCGCTACCGGCAGACGTGGAACAGGTGAAGTTCCCACCGCCATCGACAGCGGAGAAGAAGTCGCCGGCAGAGCACGTCTTGGCAACGACGCCACCGCCACCGGACAGTGGCCCGAATTGCGGCCCCGTGGCCCACGCCCCGGAGGTAGGCAGAGCAAGAGCCACGAGGACCGCGAGGAGAATCCATAGCGGCATGAACCCTCCCGACCTACTTCTCGATCAGGACTTCGACAGTGATCGCAGCGCCCGTGCCGCTGATGCACGACCAGGCGCCGTCACGGATGGCGCGGTCGATCGGCAGACTGCCGGCGCCCCAGAGAGTCAGACCCTCCGCCGGCGTGTCGCAAACGTCGGTCGCGAACGCGACAGGGCAGATTGTGACGTAGTTGCCCGCCGTTGCGTTGGTGTTCTGGAACAGGATCGACCGCGCATTCGCAGCCTGCGCGGCAGTGACGAGCGCGATGCCGTCCGTCGTATTGTCGGGGCACGACACCTCGAAGAACGTGAGGGTGGTGCCCTGCTGCTCGCGCACATAGAGCGGATTCGTCGGCCCGCCGCCGGCAGCAAACGCATTGCTCGCGCACAGCAGCAGAACGGCGAGGAGTAGACGCTTCACTTCATGCCCGACCTCGCGGAGCCGTGAGGATCTACCGCAGCGACGACTGCGGCGGGGGCGAGCCGAGACCCGCCCCCTACGCAATCAACCGAGCGTATCGTACCAGACGTTGAGCTGGAAGCCGACGTCCGTGTCCGTCGCGGTGAAGTCGATGTTGAGCGCCGTATTCGCCGTGAGCATGATACCCTGCGACGGTAGAACCACGACTCGCGTATCGCCCTCGGTCGTGTGGAGGTACGTCGCATCCTTGCCGGGGATAGAGGCCACCCCACAAATGGCGGTCGCACCGTCAGCCAGCCAGACATGGTTCAACGTCACGTCAAGCGGGCTGTTGTCGTTGAGCGCATAGACGAAGCGGAACGCCTTCAGGCGGAGCTGCTTCCCGGCACCCGGAGCGGCGACGACCTGCGCCGCCGTCGTGTTGGCCGTGCCAGTCAGGTACGCATTGGTCGCGCCCATTCCTGCGTAGAACGTCTCCCTGAACTGCGGTGCGGGCATGTCACCCTCTCTCTTTCTGCCGGAATCACCGGCTCCATCGCACTATTTTGACCCCGGTGCTGGATCGGGGGTTGAGCGGGTGGAGCGCCGCGCGGTATCATCAAGCAGTGCCCCTGCTGGGTCGTCGGGGATTTGAGCGAACAGGCTCCACGAGGATGTTCGCCGCATCCACCCAGCAGGGGCACTTTCCTTCAGGCTGCCATCGGTGGCCCCTGAGTCTGTACTTCACCCATATTGCCCTGCGGGCCGGGAGCGGGCTCTGGCGCACCGCCACCACCCTGCGGGTTCATCTGCGGCGGCATCCCCATCAGCATCATCTGCATCTGCTCGGGGTTCGTCGGAAGCCCGAGCTGCTCTGGCGTGAAGCCCATCGCGGAGATGATCGCGTAGTAGGCGATGACTGCGTTCGGCGGCGGCAACCCAAGCTGCCCGCCAAGCTGGAACACTTGCATTAGCCGCTGCACCATCGTGTCGCGGCTCATCATCATCGACAGGCCGCGCACTTGAATCTTGTACGGCACGTCGAGCAGCTTGTAGCGATACCGCTCATCCATCAGGATCTGCGGGCCACCGAACGTCTCCAGCACCTCGCGCAGGCGCGGGTCGCTGGAATCCGAGCCGAACTGCACGACATGCTCGAACAGCAGGTTCAACGCGCGCTCGAGATCGTTCTCTTCCAGCCGGCGCGCGAGGTTGTGAACGTACGCCGTCGTGGTGTTCGCGCCGATCTGCGCCTGCGTCGCGGTCGGCCTCCCGCGCGTGTTCGGGCTACCGTCCACAAATGCGGAGATCTGCGTCTCCTTCTGCCCGATCTCTTCCAGCTTCTGGTAGACCGGCCACGCCTGGTTGACGTTCGTGTTGAAGATGATCTTGTCGAGGAACTTCTCGCGGCCACGGTAGATTTTGCCGGGCTCCACGGAGTCGGGGATCACCGGCTCGTCGCACTTCCCCTCGTCGATCTGGAACACACCAAGCACCGCGTACTTGATGTCGTCGACCATCAGGTTCAGGACGTTGGTCAGTTCCTGCTGGATCTTCGCGTCGGCCTCGCCCAGGGCGGTGCCCCACGGACGCCCACGGAACGGAATCGGCGTCGAGCAGATGTACCTGTTCTTGCCGCTCCAGATCGGGTTCGGGCTGACCCGGACGACCGCCTTCTTGTTGATGACGGTGACGATCCAGTTCTTCGCGACGATCTTGCCTTCGCGGTCGTAGATGTTCCCAGTGTAGTCCTGCACCAGATGCCGGCGGCGGTTGCCCTTCGTCGCCGCTAGCTCGCGCTCCCAAAGCTTGTCGTACTCGCCGGTCTCAGGAGTCGGCTCACCGATGTCGTCGAGCGAGTCGTACGCCCCAACCGCCACAAGCTCTTCGAGGTCTTCCTCATCGACGCGGGACTCCTCGACAACGCCCTTGCCCTTGTAGAAGTCCGAGGCGTACGGGTCGGGGAACACGCACCACGCAGAGCGCCAGTCGCAGACGAACCGCACGCGGTTCTCGCCCTGTGCCGTGACGTAGGGCTCTGGCGGGGGCGGGGGCTGCTGCCCAGCCATCATCGCCTGCTGCGCCATGAACTGCCACTGCATGAACTCTTGCTGCGTCGGTTCGACCAGATTCGGGCGGTGCTCGACGAAGTCCTCGGCGCTGATCCGCATGAACGACGTGCCGAGGACGAACGCCTCTTCCCACATCGCCAGCGTGTTCTCGACCAGCCGGGCCTGCTGCTGCGCGATGTCCACCCACTGCTGAATCGCGCGCACGTACTCGTCGTAGTAGAGCGACGACAGGTTGAGCGTGCGGAACCACTCGGGCGCGTCGAGCAGCGCCCCTTGCAGCATCGACACCGCGACGCGGACCTTGGACTGCAGCTCGGGGATGGCAAGGTTCGCCTGCCACTCCTGCTTTCGGGAGTCCGTCGTCCGCAGCCGGTACATATCCTCGTGGAAGCGCCACTTTGCTTCCAGAGGCCGGCGGGCGTTTGCCGACGCCATGCGGAACTGGTCGACCAAGTGCGCGAGATCCACGTCGTCGAGGCGCGATGCCCTCTCCGGGTTCACGATGCCGAGCGACATCGGATCGCCCATCCGCACGTAGTCGCCCCACTTGATGCGGGGGAACGGCGTCGCGAGGCTCGCCTGTTGCGGTGGCGCGAACCCCATCCCAGAGGGCATCAGCATCTAGCGTCGCCTCGGGTCGTACCAGAAGTTAGGGCGGGCAGGGGGGAGCGGCGGGGTGAGTACAGGCTGCGAGTAGTGCCCCGGATAAGCATACCCCGCAGGTCCGTACGGCCCCGTCGCAGGAGGCGAAAGCGGTGCAAGCTGCGTGCCACTAGCCCGCATGTACTCCATAACCGCCTGCTGGACAAGCGCCGCAAGGTTAGGATCGGGAACTTGCTGCGGCTGTGCTTCGTACTGCTGCGGCGGAACTAAGCCGCCGTGCCGGCGCGCGAACCAAGCTGCGTGTGCGTCGTCGCCCGAGTCGGTCGGAATACCAGACGACTGCTCCTCTGCGCCGTCCTCGACCATCACGCCACGCGGGCGGCGGGCATCCTTGGCTGCCTGCGCCTGCTGCCTGAGCAGCACCACGCCCTGAGTCATCCAGGCGTTGAACTCGCGCGGGTCATCGACAATCAGCGCACCAATGGCACACGCCATCGCTTCCCGCGTCGGCGGCAACGTCGCCATCAGGTCGGCGCGGCCCTGATGGTACGCCTCTAGGAGTAGCCTCTCTGAATCAGCTTCTCCCACGGGCCGTAGCTGCTGCTCAGTGCCGGCCCCTTCCGCCGCTGCGGGCGCGTCGACTCCCGCTGCGTCGAGTACGTCGATGCAAGGCTTGACCTTTCGGGGGCGTCCTCTCTTGCGCTTAGGCGGCGGTGCGTCAGATTCGCTAGCCGCAGGTACATCGCGCAGTCCACCCAGTCCTTGCCCTTCTGCTCGTACTGCCGTCTCGTCGAGTCCGTTGGACTCCATACAAACCTCCTGAAGCCCCAGATCGGGCCTTGATCCATGTCCGCTACGTGCCTGAAGAACCTGAGCTTCGGTACCAGGCGCTCACCCTTCACCGGGTCGAACTGCGGGCGCAGCCAGTCGTGCAAGCTCTGCACATGCCCGTCCGTAGACTTCTCGTACCTGATCCCGGCCTCGTGGAACTTCTGGAACCAGTCCATCTGCCGGTCGATGTCCACCCGGTGCTGCCCGCCGCGCTGATCCATGATCGCAACGTCCGGCTGCCGCCCGACGAACGCCCGGTGCTTCTGGATGTCCATCACCATCCGGCGAAACCCGTCGTTGGGTATCAGCGCCGCGTGGACGCAGTACCAATACTCGTCCGGGTCCACCGTGAACCACATCGCGTGCAGCGGGCGCTTCATCGCCGGGTCGATTATCTCGACAATCGGCCACGCGCGGTACGTGTCGAAGTCAGGGACAACGTGCGTCTCGTCCGTCACGTAGTCGAACTCGAGCCCCTGCAGGTCCAAGAACTCACCGAACTCGCGCGCCTTGCGCTCCTTCGGCGGCAGAGAAGCAAGGAAGCTCTCGATGCGGTCGTGCGGCAGATAACCGCCGTGACACTCCAAGCAATTATCGTGCATCCGCGCGCCGAACACCTCGACCTTGCCATACAACGGGTGCTCCGGGTCTTCGGACGGGCGGATCAACTCGTCGAGAATCCACGCCTCCTTGAGCGGCGTCATCGTCATGATGGTCCAGCCGTTGCGCGCCATCAGGCCGCGTCGCACCGCGTTGAAGATCGTCTGCGGCGGCGGCTCGTCAAACCAGGCACCGTCCCACGGCGCCCCCTCGAACGCATCCGTAGGCTGCTGGTAGGACATCAGGTGGACCTCGGCACCCGTGACGAACTTCCACGTCACGTCGAGCCCCTGCGCGTTGCGCTTCGGCGGTCCCTTCAGCATCGAGCCGAGGCTCACGTACTCGCGGAGCTTCGGGATGATGTTGTCCCGCAAGGAGTCGAACGTCTCGCCGCCGACGAAGTACCGCTTGCCGCGCTGCTTGTCGCGCGGCCAGCGCCCGGCACCGGAGCCACCCAGCGCCGCAGGCTTGTCGTTGAGCGCCGCGCCGATGGTGACGATGGCCCCCGTGGCCGTCTTGCCGATCTGGTTGGCGGCGATGAAGGCTCGGACCTCGGCCTGGGACTTCAGAAAGTCGACTTGGTAGGGAAGGGGCTGGAACCGCTGGAACGCGGTAGTCTTCTGGATTTCTTCGGCCTCGTGCGTCGTCTCGACGAGTAGCTTCTTCAACTCATCGTCGGACAGGTCCGCTACGAACTTGGCCGGGTCATCAATCGCCTTGCCGCCGATCATACCGCTACACCGAACAGCGGGTCGATCGCGGCAATCCGCGCTCGCGCAATCTCCACGTACTCGGCCTCGCGCTCGATGCCGATCAAGCGGAAGCCTTCAAGCAGCGCGGCCTTTCCGGTGCTGCCGCTGCCCATGAACGGGTCGAGTACCGTTCCACCCGGCGGCGTCACGAGGCGGCAGAGGTAGCGCATCAGGTCGGTCGGCTTGACCGTCGGGTGGTTGTTACCATCGCCACGGTCCCGCTTGTTCGCCTTTGCGCAGTAGAAGAAGCGCGCGGCGGAGCCGGAGTCGCCGTAGCCCATGTCATCCATTGGCGGTTTGTCGGTGTCGCTATGACAGTTCTTCCCGCCGCTGCGATGCCGCACGGCCACGCCCGCTTTCACATTCGGAAACAGCCCCACCACCTCGTCGCTGCCGTCGTGGATGAAATTACTCGGCCATCTTCCGGCTGCGCCGCTCCCTTGCCCGGCGGGCGTACTCGGCGTTGCGGTCTGCGATGCTAGCGTACTTCCGCTTATGCCCTGATCGGTGATCGAACATCCGCACGCAGCGCAGATTCTCAAGTCGGTTGTCGAATCCGTCGCCGTTGACGTGGTGGATTTCGTAGCCTGCCGGGATTGGCCCGTGTGCATCCTCCCAAGCGCGCCGGTGCTCAAACTGGAATCGGCGGTTCGGTCGGTCGCCGGTTCCTCCGGGAACAGTCCAACAGAGCATCCAGTATCGGCCTTGCCGGTATCGGCGCGGGCGATCTCGCCCTTTCCGCTCGTAGTCGGCACGGCAGGGCTTCCCGCAGAACTGCCCCTTGTTGCCGGTGTTCCGGGTTTCGCAGGGCTTTCCGCAAGCCCTGCACACGAATCGCAGAGGTTCTTTTCTGGTGCCCATGCGGTCGATGTAGCATCGGGCCGCTGGCCTGTCAATGCCGATATCCGACACCCGTGGACGTTGATCGCCCCCGTCCCATGCGCGAGCACGTTCTCCGCAACGGTGCCGACCAGCGGCTTCCGCGCCACGGTGATCGGCTCCAGCGCGGGCTTGAGCGCGGTGCCCCAGCCGGACCACTGACGAGCGGCAGCGGTGGTGGCAATGTAGGTAAACGGATCGCGCCCGGACTCATCGCCCCATCGGCCATCTCCATTACGCCTGCCATCGGCTAGTCTCGCGAGTCGTTCGCCGCCGCGCTTCATCGGGCCACGCTCACCGCTACTACCAGCCGTCTTGTCAATCGCCTTGCTCACGTCGAGCGACTTCGGGAAACCCGAGCCGTACACCCACGCGATCATGTCGCGGATCTCGAAGCCCGCGTCCTCGATCTTGACCGCCATGCGGTGCTGCGTGCGCGTGCCGGCGAACGCGAGCAGGTGCCCGCCGGGCTTCAGCACCCGCAGGCACTCGGCCCAGACCTCGACGCTCGGCACGTCGTAGTCCCACCGCTTGCCCATGAACGCGAGCCCGTACGGCGGGTCGGTGACGACGGAGTCTACACTAGCGGCAGGGAGAGTCCGCAGTACGTCGAGGCAGTCGCCGTGGATAATCTTGCCGCCGATCACTGGTCGCGCAGTGTCGCACAAAGCTAACTACGCGCCAAGCTACGGCGCCTCACGCTCCGGGTAACGCAGCTTCTTCTCGCGCTCGATCGTCCCCTCCTGCACCCCACGCAGCCACGACACCTCGTACTGCGTCAGGCGCACGAACCCGTGCAGGTTAGTAGGGTTGCCCTTCGGGCGGATGCCGCTCGCGACCTTCACATCCTGATTCGGCAGTTTGAGCAGCTCCGCGATCTCCTCGCGCGCCATCAACTGCATCCCGTCAGTCCACGTACGCATCGGCACGAAGCGATCCGCCCACTCGCCAATCGGCTCCAGGAACCCCACCCGCGCGTGCCACACGTACGGACTGTCGTCGTCCACCGTGAGCACGCTCACGAACTGCAGCACGTTGGTCTTGTCGCGCTGGAACCGGCGCACCACCCGCGTGAACGGGTTGGTGGTGGACATCCAGTTCTGCGGGTCGCGCGTCTCCGGGTTCTCAATCGCGATCTGCTGCCTGTCAGTGTAACCGGCGATCACTCAAACCCCCCGCACTGCTCACAGCGACCGTAGTAGATGAAATGGAGTCCGGTGCATTCGCACATGGGAACCCCTTCCTTCTCGAGTTCCTTGCGGCGCTTCTCGAATCCCTCGCGACGCTTCTCGCGGGGATCGGGGTCGGGAATGGGCTGCTGGAATCCTGGCGGTGGGAGTTTCACCAACACCTCCACCACTTGCGGCGCTCTTTGCGATCCGCGTCGTATTTGTACCGCTTCCAGTCAGCCACAGCCTTGTCGAATGTGGCATCAATGGTCGCCCAGTTAGTGTTGTCGACATCCTTGTCGAAGATCAGCGTCGCATACCCACCCGAAGTCTCGGTAATCCACATCACCTTCGACCAATCCACGGCGCGCCGAGGTACGTGCCCGGCGGGATACTCTGCGATGTGATCCCCGTCCTTCACGACGGCTTCACGATCGCAGGCACGATGGTCGACACCTTGAACCCGAGCTTCGCCATCAGATCCTGCCCCACATTCACCGGCTGCCCGGAGAGCCCCAGAATCACGACACCCACAGCCTGCTTCAGCGCCTTCAACGAGTCCTCGATGTCCTCCAGGCGCTTGCGCTGGATCGCGAGGACCGTCTCGATCGAGTCGAAGCGCTCCTTCAGACTCGGCGGCTCGTCAACGAAGTTGGACATCACCCCTCCTTCGCGAGCCAGAAGATCAGCGCCAGCACCGTCGCAGACACCCCGACCACGAACCCCAGCAGGAACATCACCACCTCCGCTCGCCGCTACACCCAGCGCACAATTCCAAGGCCCACCGGATCGGCTTCCGGCACCGCTGGCAGCGATGGTCGAAAGACCCGTTCGCGTACCGGATGCGGCACACCTTCCCCTGGCACACCCCAGGATGCCGCCGGCACCGGCCCGATTGCTTCACCATCACCTTCGGCTCCCACATCACGCCGCACAAAATATCAGACGAAATGCAGCCCCCATAGGAAAAATACGCGCCGGGGGTGGGGAATTATGATTTAATTCGGGAAATGCAGGGAGCACTCCTCTACTGGGTCGGCAGCGACGGGCAAATGCGTACCAGACACGTCCCATTCCGCGTCTGGGACCGCGAAGCTGCAGAGCTATCGCAGCCGACTAAGCGACGAGTGCATCGCCCGAAGCGTATTTTCGCGTCCACCGCGCAAATGGAACGCGCGAGCCGCGTCAGGCGAGCCCCGATCCTCACCCCGGAGTTCTACGCCGAGGCGCCGCCGGTCGAACCAGAGAAGAAGCCACAAATCTGGCGCCCGAAGACAATCAAGCTCGCGCCGCAACTCCCTCCACCAGCGCCAAAACCCAAACCCGCCAAGAAGCAGAAACGCCCACAGTGGATGCGGGATCGCGTCGTCGAACAACGCCTCTACGAAGAGCAGATCACCCGCGACCGGCTGCTCCGCGACGCCATCGAAGCCGCCGACATCGGCCCCTGCCCGCACCCACTACTGCGCGGCGAGCACCCGAACGACATGTGCCCACAGTGCTTCAAGGTCTTCTGGCCCAGGTTCCTGGCAGAGAAACAGGCTCGCGGGCTCTCACTCTCCGCGGACCGCTGGGCATACCCGAGGAGCATCTAAGAAGGCCGGAATATTACCACTGAGCACTTCCCCGACTACACGTTCCGTGGCACAACACAGAACGCGACGGCAGGAACCCAAGAGCCGGAGCAGGGAGAGCCTCTAGAGAGGCGGGGCACAACGAAGTCGAAAGCCGCGATGAGCGGTAGCTAGACGGAGCACCACAAGAAGCCGTCAGCCGACGACAGCCTCCTAACCCACGCTAGGCATCAACGCCGGTCTGCGGACTCAGCGGGGGGGTAGGGGGGGCATATTCAGGCGACAGTTACGTCTATGACGCCTACTTTCGACGGCAAGCACTACATCGTCCTGATCCACCCGAAACAGCGCGACCACTGGCTCCGCATGGTCGTCCGCGAGAAGTACTACTGGGACAGGCACGTCGCGCGCTTCAACCGCAGATACCCCGACCACCCGCTCGGTGCCCACGAGAGCCTTGCGCTACAACGAGAGATCGACTCGCTACGCTCCGTCTGTGCTTGACACTTCAAGCGGCGCCGAAGTTTCTGGGGCCCCTCGGAGTAATCTCCGCGCGGGGGGGTGATGGTGGACGCCGGCACCCGGTCAGGTCTTGGGCGTCACGTCGACCGGCGCGGCAGCCTGGGCGCGGCGCTGCAGCTCGGTCTGAGCTGCGAGGAGGAGCGCGATGCGTTTCTCCAGGTCCAAAAGGTCGGCGCCGCGAGTTTGACCAAGGGTCGACAGTGTCGTGTCTATTACGGCGCCCTTATCCACCAGGATTGCCGCGACCGTAACCATGTCCTTGAGTCCGGGCATTGGCTTTAGTTCGCCGGCCAGTACCTGTTCGGCCAGTGCCTTGTGCGCGATGGTTGCGGCGTAGTTCGCGGCCTCGGCTACGATCCCGCCGAGTTCCTGCCAGTGCTCTACCTTGGAGCGGACCTGCGAAGTCTGGATATCCGACGCGGATTTTCCGCCGACAAGCTCCATGGCTCCTTCGAGACGCTTGACCATGGAGTTCTCGTCCTTGCCTGGACGCTTGGAGCCTCTATGCACCTTGGGTGGCATGGCGCGTAGGCTTTCGGCTCCATGATTCCGCGGCCTCCATGGCATGGCGCGGCCTTCGCCAGTCTTCCTCGTGCATGGGCGGCGCATAGACCATCGGCCTGAGAGGCTCTGGCGCGGGATCCTGGGCTTGTGTGGGAGCTGGCGCTTGCTTGCTGCGCCTGCGGAGGCCTTCGACACGACAGGCCGTGCTGCAGAATGTCTTCCCTGCGCCGATCTCGACGCCGCAGATGGCGCATGCCTTGGTTTCCATGCGCCGCATGCTCGCACAGGCTCGCATGCTTGGCAAAGCCCGTGCCATCTATTTTCTGTTTCTCTGTCTCTCGTATTGACAACAGAGAGCAGGAAGCCGACACTTCTATCAGACATTGACGCGGTGTGGAGCCGCAAGGGGGAGAAAATGACCAACGCGACGACGCGCGAAATCAAGCAAGCTATCCGGGACAAATACACGTTTCCCGGATGCTACCCGATGTTCCTGCTGACCGACGACGGCGCCGCGCTCTGCACTAGCTGTGGTCGCACCATGTGGCGCGCAATCTGCGATTCCGTGCGCCGCAAGATGGCCGATGGATGGCGCGTCGTCGCGGTCGACGTAAATTGGGAAGACTCAGAGTTGGTCTGCGACCACTGCGGGAACATGATCGAATCCGCTTACGGCGACGACTGACGCGGCAAGAGCCCGGACAGAGCCCTCTCAACCGAGAGGGCTCCATTCCGCGCTTTTGCGGATAAGGGGGAGACCATGACAAAGACAGCCGAGAAAAAGAAAGACCGCGCCGAGGCGATCGAGAAGCTCCGCGAAATGTACCCTCCAGGCTCGACAGTCTCAACGCTTCTTCGCCACGTCTCGCGTAGCGGGATGCAACGGACCGTCTGCGTCATCAAGAACGAGGAAGACGTCTCGTGGCTTGTCGCGCGTGCCTTGGATATGCGCTTCGACCGCGACCGCGGCGGCGTCAAGGTGACTGGCTGCGGCATGGATATGGGCTTTCACGTCGCCTACTCCCTATCGCGCACGCTCTATCCCGAGGGTTTCGGTTGCATCGGCAAGCCGAACGACGCCGCGCACCGTTGGTCGGGCGCATGCCCGAGCCACGACCACAGCAACGGCGACCGCGACTACGCGCCGCACTGTGACGGCAACCATGGGCCGACGTGCGTGGGCTGCGGGCGCGGACACACCCACTGGCACAAAGACGGCGGGTACGCACTCCTGCACCGCTGGATCTGAGAGCCCGGATCGAGCCCTCTCTACCCGAGAGGGCTCTTTTCCGCGCTTTTCGCGCGTAACGCGGCACATGCCGCAAGGGGGAGAACATGGATACGAAGATCACGGCATACCGCATTGTCGACCACGGCGTTGACCACGCGCAGTATTTCCAGGGGCACGGCGTTGCGTTCACAGAATACGATCATTGCGCCACGGGCGTCGGCGCATCGGCGCGCGAGGCGGCAGACGACGCCGCAGAGCAGCTGGCATGCGGCGGATACGAGATCACACCCGAGATCGAAGCGGATATCGCCAGTATCTCGGACGAGATCACGGCGCCCGACGACTGCGACTGCGAACTCTGGCACTACGTCTCAATCGACGTTCGCTGAGAGCCCGCGCGCAAAGGAGAATACCATGGACGATCTTACCGCAGTAGCCAGAGAGGGTTTCTACACGGTCGGTACTACCGACGGCACGCCTGCGCGTTGCCCTTACCTCGCCACGTCTGCCAACTCCTATGCGTGGCTGGTCGGGCGGCACATGGGACGGCACGGCAACAGCGAGCCCGCGCGTGTTCGCATGGGACGTGGCTCGAAGGTTCGCGTTGCGAGTATGATCTTCGACGTGGCCGACAACGGCATCGTCTCTCGCATCGCCTGAGAGCCTGGACCGAGCCCCTTACGGGGGGCTCTACTCCGCGCTTTTGCGGACTAGGGGGAGACTATGAACCGCATCTATTTCACAAAGCTTTTTCTCGACGGAGCCCTGAAAGGGCTCACCTATCACGATTCCGTCACGGGGCCGGACGCGGCTAAGCTTGCCAAGACGTGGCGCATCGGGCGCACGTTCAAGCCCTACGCAGGTAGCAGCTACCGCATCGTCGACGCATCGTTCCAGAAGTACGCACGATGAACCATCCGCATTGCCCTACCCATCACCGCCCGCTCATCTGCCCGGCCTGCCAAGGCCAAAGGGGCGGCAAGAGCAAGAGCGCTCGCAAGCTCACAGCTGCGACCGAGACCATCAAGGCTGTGAACAAGCGTAAGGTCAAAGGGGAAAAGCGATGACCATTCAAGAGCACCTGAACGCATGCCGTTGGTACGGTTGCAACCGTCACGGCAACCACGTCCACGCGGTAGTTTCGCGCTGCTCCGAGCGATTCGAGCGATACTGCAGCGAGCATTCCGAGCACGTCCTAGACTCCGACCGACTCACCCGCCGCCTAGCCAATGCCGAGACTATCCATGATGTCGCGTGAGGAATCCTTACGCTTAGCGCTGCATGTCGTCGATACACTTTGGCGTGAGCAATTCGCGGCAGGGAACATTCACTGCCGCACCGCGCCCGACAACGCCAGGGTTGCCGACATCGTAGAGGACTTTCTAGGACCGACCGCAGAAGAGGAAGTCGGGCAGACCCGAATGAGCACCTAACAATCCGCCCCGTAGAGCGATCGAAGCCCCGGATTGAGGCTAGGGTAGCCTCTCCGGGGTTTCGTTCGTCTAGCGTGCTCTAATCGCCAGCACGGGGCATGTCTGTGGGTGTCGTAGCCCCAGCTAAGGCCAAAGGGGCGCATCAGCGTCCCGTGTACGCCCTGGCATGCCCCTCCGTGAGCAGTGTCCGCGCGAGGTCGCTGCCGTCCGGTAGCTGCACCGAGCCCAGGATCCTCCCATACTTCTCCCGGCTGTCGTACCGCAGGGAAGTCAGCGTCACTTCCAGGCCCAAGGGGCAAAGGGCGCGCACACGGTCGCGCGCAGCCAGAGCGCGCGTGCGGATCGCCGCGTCCCGCGAGTTGATCTCGGGCGTGTCGATGCCGGCTAGCCTCACAGCTTGCCCGCGTAGCCACACGCCGAAGCCCAGGTCGATGTCGAGTGTGAGCGTGTCCCCATCGTGCGCGGGGGCGCTCACCGTGGCCCGGTAGACGTACACCCTATCTCACCTCCTCAGAATGGAATTGATTCCTGCCAGTCGGGCACGAACCTCGGTCCCCCGTGCAACTCGGTGATCGCTCCCACCGCACACTGCCCGCAGAACACCCTCGGGCTGGGAAGGCGCTTCAGGTGCGACGGCCACGCCTCGCGCAGCGTCAGACACCACTCGACGAACTCGTCGACCTCGTAGAGCTTGTGCCCGCACCAGTCGCAGTTTGGGCGCACCTTGGCGAGCCAACTGGTCGCCCACCCGCGCAGCGCATCGCGCAGCCCGTCGCTGCTAAGCGCGAGCTTCACACAGCCTCCAGCCGCCGCACCTGGGCGCGCAGTTCCTGCCTTCTCCGCTCCTCGTCCTCGGCGGCGAACCGGGCGCGGGTCTCCTCGTAGCTCGGGACGTTCTGCCGAGCCTCGTCCGGGGCGCGGCTGTTACGCCGGCTCGGGTCGGAGGGTGGGGAAGGGGGCGACTTGCCGCCGACCCTGATGCATTGGTTCTCCCAGGTCTTCGCCCAGTCCAGCTTCGTCGCCTTCTGGCCGGGAAGGGCTGTCCAGTAGTTCACGAACTCACGGAACACAGCCTCGACGTTCGTGACGCGATGCTTCCTCGCGATCTCTGCCCACTCGTCGCTCAACACCACGTCGTCGGGGAGGCGCGTTCCGCGCCGACCATTTTGCGCCCTACGTATCTTCGAAGAAGATACTGTTGGGGTTGGGGTTGGGGTGCGATCCCTTTGCGATCGCTTTTGCGATCGCTTTTGCGATCCCTTTTGCGATCGCTTTTGCGAGCCCCAACGCTTCTCGTTTCCGAGCTTCCCAATCTCCGCGCGCATCTCGCGGATAGCCTGGTGCTCGGCGCGCACTTCAGCGTACTCGGGCCACAACTCGCCGTACGCCTCTGCGATCTGCGCCGGCACAGGGATCGCCCTTCCCAGCATCCACGACCGCAGCAACGCCTCCAGCAGTTCGCACCTCGCCGCCGCATCGTGCATCTGGATCCTCGGGTCCGCGAGCCAGTTCGCGGCGTGCAGGGGCATGGTCGGGAGCCATTTGCTCTTCACCGCCTACCCCTTCACCGCCGCCCTGATCGCGGCCACGGCTGCCTTGTAGATCGCGTACCTCTCGGCGCTCTTCTGCCGCAGGTACTCTCGGTGCCGCTCACAGTGCATCCCGAGCTTGCCGTCCGCACGCCGCACACCGGGCTCCGCGCACAACATGCAGAGACCGAGTTTCCGGTGCCGGCGCTGGTATTCTCGCTGCCTGGACACTTTTTTTTCGTTCGCCATGGACGGGAGTATTGACACGCGCGAAGTCCTGTGTCAAGACTCACTCAACACAACGGATCGCAGCAGCGATCAAGGGGGAGAACGTGAACGCAGACGACAAGAGCAAGCTGGTCACTGCCCTGCGGCGGCTGGTGGAGTGCGCGACGGTGGCACTCTCCGAGATCGCCATCGACAACGAGGACGCCGCCACGCGGATGACCTCCGTCTCCTCGATGTACGTCGGTGAGTGCGTAGCGCTCATCACGGGCAACGAGCGGGCCGGCATCGACATCCACATGACCGCCCACAACGCGCTGCAGAAGCAGCTCGATCGGGTGCTGTCGTGAGCCGCTTCGACGTGGTCGCCCACCCGGAGAAGCCCGGTCTGTCGATCCTCGACGACCAGGCGACACTCAACTCGCTGGAGATCACCGAACTGGGGCTCGTGGAACTCCGCGACTACCTCAACGACCGCTACCCGAACGAGTTGGTGCAGTCGCGCACGCAGGACCGCCGCGAGCGCATCGCAACCGCCGTGTTCGCCAGCTTCTCCGCTGACCCGAACTTCTTCACGGGCGACGAGTCGGCGGAACTCTGGGACATGACCGTCCAGATGCGGGCCAACGCCGCAGTGTCGTTCGCGGATGCCCTGATCCGCGCACTCGACAGGAGGGACGCGCAGTGAACACCATCAGCACCAAGGACGGCTGGCACAGCGTCACCATCGTCGGTGACCCGCCGATGCCCACCTGTGCTATCGCGCCGAGCCAGCAGGTCTACATCGACCTCTGCCGCAGCATCTCGAAGCTCGCGCTGCTCACCGCCGACGACTGCTCACGCGGCAGCCTCGTCGCCGCAGACCACGGGCGGCACCTGCTGTTCCAGATGATCCAGCGGCTGGGGCCGGCGATGCTTGAGGTCGTCGAGGAGTTCGGTGGGCCGACCGAGGCGTGCCCGCAGTGCGGAGACATCGTGGCGCTCTGCCGCTGCGAGGATGTGGAGTTCTAGTGGAACTCACAGTCACATTCGCAGGCGTCCCCATCACCGCACGCTGGGACGTGGACTACTGGGATCTCTACCACATCCCGCACCAGTTCCGTGCCCGCGTCGCGGCACTGCTGGACGCAGAGCGCGACCGTCTGCGCCGCGACGACTACGACCCGTGCTCCGACGAGCACAGCCATTGGGGGTACTGCTGATGAGCACGCACGCAATCGCTCCTGTGGAGCACGACATCGACGACAAGAGCCTGCTGTCGCTCGTCACGGACGGCGACGCCAGCAAGCTCAACGACGCGCAGAAGCTCGCGTACTACAAGGCCCGCTGCGAGGTGGCCGGGCTCGACTACCGCGCGCAGCCGTTCGCGTACATCCGCCTGAACGGCAAGCTCACGCTCTACGCGCTCAAGGCTTGCACGGACCAGCTTGCCGCGAAGCACGGCGTCCGCTGCGAGATCCTGAGCCAGGCATCAGAAGAGGGCATCCGCGTCGTGACCGTGCGCGCTACGGCAGCCGATGGCCGGCAGACCGACGAGATCGGCGCAGTGGCGGTGAAGGGGCTGACCGGTGAGGCGCTGTGCAACGCCTACATGAAGTGCGCCACGAAGGCGAAGCGCCGCGCGACGCTCGCGATCTGCGGGCTGGGGATGCTCGACGAGACGGAACTGGACACGATCCCGAGCGCCAAGCCCGAGCCCGCGATCCAGATGCCGCGCCGGCTGTCTGGGGCACCGAAGGTCGAGGTCGTGGCCGAGCCGGCCTCGGAGCACGAGGAGATCATCGACGTAGCGCTGAAGGCTGCTGACGCGGTGAACGAGGCGGCGGAAGAGGGCGTGATCGACGAGGGGCAGCGCCGCCGGCTGTTCGCGCTGATGCGCGAGGGCGGGCACGACAAAGACGCAGTGTCGGCGTGGCTCCTCAAGGAGCACGGCATCAGCAGCAGCAAGAACATTCCGAGCACCCGTTATCGCGAGATCGCGGAGCGGCTGCAGTCGAAGGAACCTCTGTGACCCCCACCTTCGACGAGCCGTCGCACACTTATACGCTCGACGGCGTCCGCATCCCGTCCGTGACGCAGATCCTTAGTTTCGGGCAGGATCTATCGCGGATACCGGAGTGGACCTCCCTGCGCGGCACGGCGTTCCACCTCTGCACCGAATGGGACGACGACGGCACGCTGGACGAGAGCAGCGTGGACCCGATGGTCAGGCCGCACCTCGATGCGTACCGGGCGTGGAAGCGCGCCACGCGCCCGCTGTTCCTCGACACCGAGATCCGCGTGTGGGGCGACATCGACGGACTCAGGTTCGCCGGCACGATCGACCGCGTGTACGCTGGACCGCGTAACAAGCCCGCGCTTCTCGACTTGAAGTCGGGGCAGCCACGCAAGGACCACGGCGCGCAACTCGCAGCATACGCCGTCGCATACGAGCAACAGATGCAGGACGCGATAGTCGAGACTAAGGGCGTGTACTGCACTAAGGAAGGGATGTTCGCGGAGCGTCCATACAACGGGCGGGAGTACCTAGAGATGTTCACGACTAAGTTGCACCGTTACTACGAGGAGGCGAAGTAAGTGGCATACGAAGAGAAAGAGAACTCCGGCGTCCTGTTCCCCAACGACCGCAAGGAGAAGGGCACCCACCCGGACTACCGAGGCCACGGGAACTACGACGGCGTCGAGTTCGACATTGCCGGGTGGAAGAAACTCAGCAAGGACGGCAAGCCGCGCCTTAGCCTTAGCTTCAAGGAGGCGTACAAGAAGCCGCAGCCGGCGCAGAGCGACGACTTCGAGTTCTGAGGAACGGGCCACGCAAGTGCGTGACCTGGGGTGCTCGGCGGTACGCTCCCCCGTGCCGCCGGGTGCCCCGAACCAGAGGAGATGAGCCAGTGACACAGCGAGAGTACGACCGAGCGATGTCGAAGCTGATGTGGTTCTGCGGTGGGTTCGGGGCGGCGCTGCTCAGTCTTGCCCTCATGGCAACGCTGTCGTCGGCGGCAGAGCCTACCAAGTGCGAGCGGTGCATCCGCCGCTGCGAGAAGCTGTACTGCCAGGACGAGCCGACACCTGTGCCGTCGCCCACGGTACGCCCACCGACGCACACACTCGGCAAGACGTGCGACTACGAGCTTGGCACCAGCCGCACCATCACGTTCGAGGTGCAGCCCGAGCCGATCCTGATCTGTCACACGCCAGACCCGAGCGCGCAGAACCCCGGCCCGTTCGTGGAGCTACAGACCCAGAACCACGGGAATACGTCGTGCGCGGACTACTGGCTGCAGATGTACAGCCCGAACGGGGCGGTCTCTGAGCCGAGTATCGGGCCGCAGCCGGGCGCCATCATGCAGCGCGTGCCGGGGCGGTACGTGATCGCGGTGATCCTGCGGAGCGCGAACAGTCTGTCGTGCCGCACTTTGACCTTCACCGTGCGATGAGTCTGCTGGAGCTCGCGGAGGGGGGAAAGTGATCGTCTCCAAATCATGTGGTCCTTCACGGCCTACTACCCGCTCATCGCGAAGTCGGGAGCGGTGACGAGCTGACCTAGGCCAACCTGAAAGGGGGTGAGGCGAGATGAAGAAGAAGGGCAAGGGCGGTCGCGGCAAAGGCTGCAAGTGACGGATGAGACGGGAGGGGCAACCCTCCCGTCTTTTTACTAGCGACAGGGAGCAGCCAATGAGCGCAAGTGGGACTAAAGTAAAAGCAGTTACTTATCGCCCCCAAGCGGAAGGAGATATTCAAGAAGAGAAGCAGCGCGTGAGCGGGCGGCGTAGCCGAGACAAGGGCGGGCGACGCGAAAGGGAGTTCGTTGAACTCCACCGCGCCATCGGCCTCGACGCGCACCGCGTGCCGCTGTCGGGCGCAGTCGGCGGGCAGTACGCGGGCGATCTGCGCATCAGCGTGCGTGGGGTTACGCTGACTGCGGAGGTGAAGGGCAGGGCTTCGGGGTCTGGCTTCGTCACGCTGGAGCGGTGGCTGGGGGAACATGACCTCCTGCTGCTGAAGCGCGACCGAGCCGACCCGCTCGTGGTCCTGCCCTGGAGGGTGTGGGCGTGGCTGCTGGGTGGAGACAGTGAAACGGCATAAGAGCGGCGTGATCGTCTGGCACAACAAGACGGCTGATGCGTACCTCAACAACACGGCACCAGTCTCCGACGCTGAGATGGACTTCGAGGTGCAAGAGTCGCGCGCTTGCCGCAGCGATAGCGAGCGCCTGTGGTACGCAGCCCTCGAAGACGCCATCATGATCCTGCGGCTGGGCAAGAAGGCGCGAGGCGACGGCCTGTACGACGAGACGCGCAGATGGGTGGCGTCGCACGCGGACTACGTCGGCTCGTTCGACTTCATCTGCGCGGTGCTCAATCTGGACGCGGGCTACATACGCGGGGCGCTGGTGCGGATGAAGCCGCCAGGCTGGCGCTGGCAGCTATCGCACGGGAACCGGACAGGTCGCACCAAGGTGGTCCCCAAGCGCCCGCCGAAGAGAGCCCGCAAGCCACGGAGGGCGGCATGAGAGACGAAGGACCGGAGCACTACCGGCGGTTGGACCCAGAGCCGATCGACGTGATCCGCGCGTGGGATCTGCCGTTCACGATCGGTAACGTCGTGAAGTACGTCGCGCGGTACAGGTTCAAGGACGGCGTCGAGGATCTGAAGAAGGCGCGGCACTACCTCGATCTGGAGATCGAGGCGATGGAGAGTGCCGAGTCAGCGGCGTCAGAGCAATTCGTTACCACAACCCCACTGGAAAACGGGATGGTGCGGGTAGATGTGTGGGAGCGTCCACGCCCCCGCGCGCAAAACAAGCAGGGCGCACAGTGACGATCAAGTTGTCGAAGTCCGACTAGCTGCCCGCCACGACCGCTGACAGCGCCGCGATCAGCGCGCGGATCAGCACACTGACCCACTGCTCTTTCACGCCTGGGAGGGCGTTGTCGTTGCGGGGCACTACTTCTTCACCGGGCCGAAGCCGCCCGTCACTCCCTGCCCAAAGGCAGCGGCGAGCAGTAGCTTGCCGTACTCAACGTCCTTGTAGAACACGAGCACAAGCCCCACGGTCACCTGACCAACGAACAGTGCCCACCAGCGGTAATCTACGTCTGTCATCTCTCTTCCCTTGTCAGCCCCTGCAACGCGGGGCGTGCTACGGACATCCAGCCTGACGGGTCTGCCCATGCTGCAGCGTCGATCAGCACGCGCTCCGGGTGCCCCTGTTGCAGGTTGCGAGCCTGCTGCCCCGCGAGACTGAGCCACGGGGGAATGAACGTGTTCTCTGGGCGGTAGCCGCCGGCGAGGCTCGTCGCGACCATGACCGGCGTGCCGAGGTTCGACTCCAGCGCGGAGGTCACGACCCGCGTCGGGTCGAACTCACGCAGCCCGCCGACCGACTTCAGCGCCTCGCTCGCCACAGCCGCCGGCAACGCCGCGACTGGCAAGCGCGCCGCCCGTGCGGCACCGAGCGCCTGCAACGAGTAGTCGCCAGTTCTGTAAGCCTCGCGCCAGCCCTGCGGCCCGAGCAGCGGCTCGACGATGTCCTCTTGGAAGTTGCGCCACGCGGAGTGCCCGAACGGCTGGTACATGGTGAGCGCACGCCCAGTGCGCCCGGTGAACCACGGACCAGACCCGCCGGGATCGTATGGGTGGAACTGGTTCCGGTGCGCGGACTCCTCCAGTGCCTGCTTCAGATTGTGCGCGTTGACACCATCGGCAACGTCCTCGACCCGCAGCCCCAACTCGGCCAACTGCTTCCGCGTCGCCGCGTTCACGTTGCCCGTCGCAGCGCGCTCGACGATCCCCTGCAAGTACGGCTTCGCCCCCGCGTTGCCGAACCCTCGCAGCCCCTCTTCAACCACGCGAGTCGCACGCGGCCCGACCGCGTCGTAGTCCGCAAGCTCGCGGGCGTACGCGGCGTCCTGCGCCCCGGACAGGTTGGTGAGGCGGCGGTAGCTCGGGTCGCGCAGGTAGTCGTACTTCCCGCGCAAATCGTTCAGGAAGCCGAAGCGCCACGCCGGGGTGCCCGCCTGCGTCAACTGCGTCGCGGCGGTCTGCCCGAGCATCGTGTGCGAGACTTGGTTCTTGAGCCACGTCAGAGCACGCTCGCCGGGACCGGGGCGGTCTGGGCGATAGATGTCCTCCATCGTGCTCTTGAACAGCTCCGCTTCCAGCGGCGAGCCCGACTCCAGCATCTGCTGGTACAGGATGTTGCCGTCGTGCCCCCACGGGTGCGCGGCATCCGGGTGCTGTTCGAGGATCGGCCCGAAGTGCCGCGAGCGTGCCACCAACTCTGGGTAGCCAATACGCCCACGCCCGCCGCTGATGTAGATCCGCATCGCCTCGTCGGCGTCCGTGACCCAGTTCGTGGGCTGCGGACCCTCGATGCCCCAGAGTTCTTCCAGCGCCTGCGTGTCAGGACCACGCTCGCCCGTGCGCTGGAACATCGTCTGCGGCGTGCGCCCACGCTTCGCCAGTAGCTCCCGCAGGCGGGCAGCGCCTCGACGCGGCTCGGCTGGAATCCACGGCACGTAGTTGTCGCGCGGTGCGTACGGCACCGCCTGCCCGCGATTCGGCCCCTCGGTGACGATGGTCGCCGCCCGGTTCGCCTGCAGCTTGTCGGACGCCGGGGCGTACACCTCGCCCCGCGCGAGTTGCGCCCCACGCAGCACGCGCTCGTTCTGGTACTGTGGCGGAAGCTCGTCGAAGCGCCCAGCCAGGGCCACAGTCACCGCGCGCCGCTCGTTCTCGTCCAAGTCTGCGACGCCCGTGCGGATACGCGCGTCCTCGATCAGGGCGCGCTCGGAGTGCGTGTCGCGGTTCATGCCACGAATACGCCTGCCGGCGATCTGCGCCGCCTGGGAGTTCTGGCTGCGGCTAAGGACGTACTCGGCGCTGGACGTACCAGTCCGCACGTCGTCCCACAGCGACATCTCCAGATCGTCACGCGCCACCCGGAGATCCGGCTGGTCGTGCATCATGTTGGGCATCGGCTCCACGTCGGGGAGCGGTGCCCTGACCGATGTCGCGTCGTCGAAGCCGGGTAGGGTGGACACGGGAGCCGTGCGCTCCGGGAGGCGACCGGCAAGCCTCGCGGCCCCACGCCCGAGCGCCTGCGCGCCACGCACCACGTAGGGGGCAGCAGCGCGAATCGCGACGTTGCTGCCGGCGCCGATCCCCGCGTCGGTCAGTACCGTGCCAGCCGTAGCGCCATCGCCCAGCGGCTTGCCCTCGATGAGGTTGGTGACGCCCCGAGTGACAGCGCCGCCTGCGATACCGCCGATAGCGCCCGAACCCGCCGTAGCGAGCCAACCCGCTCCCAGCGGCGGGACGGCAGCGCCGACCACGGCACCAGCCACGGCGGGCGCGGCCACCCTGCCGATCTGCCCCCACAGGCTCGGGTCGGCCATGTTCTCGAACACCGGGTCGAGCATCTCCCCGGCGGTCGGGTAGTCTGCCTTCGCGCGCTCCACGCTGTGTACCAGAGCGTCGGACTCGGATAGATCGTACTCGGCTTCAAGGTCGGGCTCCATCTCGAACTCTTGTTCAAGGGCACCGGCCTCGATGTCGTACTCGTCCTCTAGGTCTGGAGGCTTTACCTCGTATACGTCGTCAAGGTTCACGAACCTGGTAGAACGTCTCCCTGAACTGCTTGGAGGCTTTACCTCGTATACGTCGTCAAGGTTCACGAACGCGGCCTACGCGCTACGCCGAGCGCATCCAGCGCGCTAGCCCCCTCCTCGAACGTAATCTTGCCGGCCTTCTGTGCTGCGACGACAGCCTCCGGCGTCGGGTACTTGCGGAGAACATCCGCCGCGCGCCCAGTCATCGCCCGACTCGTTTGCCCCTGTACAACGCGCGACTGCACTGCCGCCGGCTTCTCGTCATCGAACGCGCGACTCGGGTTGGCAGTCTTCTCTTTCGGAGCCGTGAGCTTCGCGGCTGGGGCACCTTCCTGCACGTTCCTGGCGGCACCACGGAGCGCGCTGCCCTTCGGGAACACGATCCGGTCTGGAGTCTCAGCCCCCCACAGCAGCGGCTTCTCACCCCTGACGATCCCGAAGTCCTTGCCGGGCTCATAGCCCAAAAGCTCATAGCGGTTCGCACGATCGAACACAGTGCCGACGCCGGCAGCGGCAGAGCCCAGCAGGGCGTTAAGGTTCGCCTGACTCTCCCTGCCAGCCTGCGTAAGCAGAGCCTTCCCGAACGAGCTATCGCCGTCGCCCATCGAGGACTCGACACCGACAGCAGTCTCGCGAGAGCCGTTCAGCCGGATGATCGACTCGATGCGCGCGATGTCCGCGTCGATGAACTTGAGCTTCGACTTCGCGATGAGGTCGTTGTTCGCCTGCGCCCGCTGCGCGAGGTCCATGCGCGTCTCCAGCAAGGCACGCCGCACCTCGTTGTAGGCGTTGTCTTGCTCGGCGCGGTTCATCAGAGCGCCGCTCTTGATGTCCTCTAGCCGCGCGCGGGCCTGAGTCAGGAGCGAGGTATCCGCCATGCCGGCGATCTCGGCTGCGATCTTGTCGATGCCAGCCGTCGCGATGGAGATCGTGGCCTGCGTCTGTGCGTCGAGCTTCCTCTGCTGGAAGCCCTCCGTGACCGCCTGCGCGTTGGTGAGGTTGGTCTTGCTGAGGATGTAGTCCGCACCAGTAGCAGCTCGCAGCGCGTCGTTGTCGATCTCGCTGATCGTCTTCTTGATGCCGATGTCGGACTCTGCAGCCTTCTGCGCCCGCTCGTCCTCGCGCATCCCCTGCAGAAGAGAGAATGCGTCCTTGCTCTGCTGGTTGGCGGTGATGCCAGCGGGGTAGGAAACATCCCAAAACATCCGGTCGCTTCGATCGTTCCCCGCAAGCCCTCCGGGGAGAGTGACCTTCCGAAACAACTCTTCATTGCGGATGGCGGCGTTGACCGCATCGTCGGCCTGCGCGTTCTGTTGCCGCACCATTCCCGGCGTCAGTTGGTTGCGCTGGCTGGCTAGCGCGGAGTTGGCGCTGGCCCCGGCGTTGCGCTCGTTCGCCAGTGCGTTCAAGCTGTTGATGTCCGCGCGCCATCTCTGCGGGCCGAACTCGGTCAACTGCGCGTTCTGCGTGTCCGTGTGCCGCGCGCTCGCCATCGAGTTCGTGCCGGCGGCGAGATCCTTGAAGATGCCCGCCTGCGCCTGCTCGATGTTCAACTGGATGCCCTGCGCCTTGAGCGCAGCTTGCAACCGCGCCATCTGCAGAGCGCGCTGCTTGCGGTTCTCTCCCGTCAGCAATTCGGTAATGCCCGTCTTCCGAGGTGCCAGAACCGGAGAGATGCCCGACGCGACGCCCGTCGCGACAGTGCCGCTGTAAGCCTGCCGAGCGTTCACACCAGAGCGATCCACCGGCATCCCGACCAACGACCTGTCGTTGTCGGACAGCACGCTCGCGAGCATCGCATACTGCTCGTCCTGCGCCTGCCGCTGCATGGCATACGGATGCCCTATCGCCTCCTCCAGCCCCTCCTTCGCGCCGCGCAACAGATTGAACGGGGCACCGAGGACAGTGCCGATCGTCTTCATCACGATGTTCGTGTCGTCCTCGGGCGTGGCAGAGAAGAACGTCGCGCCGGGCTGCCCCGTCACCGCACCGCCAGGCTCGGCGCCTAGAACCTCGCCGTAGCCGATCGCCGGCCCCTCGCCGCCCTGGTACGCGCTCATCCCCGCGAGGTCAGTCGCCATGCGCTGCATCGCGCGCGGGTTGTTCAGCACGTCCTGCCCCAGCGGGGTGATCTCCACCGGGTCGATCGCGTCCTGCAGGGAGTAGTTGTTCATCATCGGTATGTCTGCTGCATCCAGTACGGCGTCACGCCGAACGGCGCGTAGGGGTTCTGCGGAGCGGACGGCGGCGGCGGGGTCATCGCGCTACCCACACCCATCCGTGCGGCGCTGCCCGCCATGTTGCCGCCCATCCTCGCCGCTGCCCCGAGAACCTGCCCGCCGAACTGCGGCTGCGGGGTGCTCGGCATCATGGACGCCTGCGGCCCCGGAGTAGGCTGCGGCGGGCCGATGTCCGGGGTGCGGAGAAGTGAGAACTCCTGCGGCCCCGGCGTCTGGATCTTGAAGTCGATCTCGGGCTTCGGCTGCGGTGCCCAGAATCCGTTCTCCATGCCGCTGAACGCCGTCTGCGCGCCGGCACGGAACACGCCCGTAGCGATCCCGCTAGCCGCGCCCATCGCCGCGCCACGCAGCGGGTTCTCGTAGTCCTTCGCAGCCCCGGAGACTGCGTTGGTGAGGGTCTGTGGCACCGCCTCCTTGAGCGCAGTCTTCAGTGTGTCCAGCGGCTGCGTCGCGCCGCCTCCAAGAATCGAGGTCGTCTCAGCCGGCAGAGCAGGCGCAATCGACTGCGGCAGCACCGCACCGGACTCCGCAGCGATGGTGCCCGTGCCCTCACCGATGGCAGCCGCCGCAGGTCCGATGGACTTCGAGCCACCGAGAGAGCCGATCACAGGACCGACAGCCGTACCGAGCAGCGAGCCCAGGCCGGACGTGACCGCACCCGTCGTCGCCCCCATGGCAGAGCCCTTGAGTCCCTCCATAAAGAACTCTTTCGGATCCTCCCACGGGTACGTACCCTCGACGAGGTTCTTGATGTCGGACGCGAGCAAACCGGTACCACCGCCGATGCCAGCACCCATGACCGCTGCTCCGAGAGCAGTCGCCGCCGCGCCGGTAGCACCCATGGCAGTACCGATCGCCGTCGCTGCGGCTGCTAGGCCGCTGAAGATGGGGCTCATCTACTGCCTCCCAAGTCCTTGCGGACGGTGTAGCCGGAAATCTCGAAGCCGTTGGCGAGGGCGGACTTGAGTCCCGCCTCGTTGTTCAACGCGAGTTCCCCGCGAATGAAATCGTACCCGAGTCGGCGCGCGTGCTCGGTCGCGAACACGCGCATGTCGTGGCTCACGTACTCCTTGCGGGCCATCGGCACGACGTACGTCCCGATGCCCTCCACGCAGCCTACGGGCGAAGAGGGGAGGTGTACCCAGGCGCAGTACCCGACCAGCCCGCCAAGCTGCTCCGCGACCACGACAGCCTCGCCCTCGCGCACGCCGTGCGTGATGCCGGCCATCATCAGGTCGTCCATCCGAGGCGTGCCGTAGGCGTCCTCGAGCTCCACGCTCACCGCCTCGACGAGTTCCCGGATCGCCCCGAGGTCGCCTACATTTGCGAGTCTGATCTTCACGGGTTCCCGAACTGCTTGGAGAGCCAACTTCCGGCACCCTCGCCGACCCCTTTGCCGACGCCATCTCCGACGCCGCTTAGCGCACTCGCCCACCACGGAGCAGACGACTGCGGCGTGTAGTTCGAGCCGCTGATGCCCGTCGTCAGGCGAGTGATCAGGTCAAGCGGCATGAAGCCGGCCTGCATCTGCTGGTTCAGGATGTCTTGCTGGATCGAACGCGAGCGGTCCGCCATGCCCAGCATCTCGTTCAGACTCGCGCCGCGCCACGCCTCGCGCTGGTTCACGAGGCCCATGTAGTCCGCGAGCGCCTGCGACTGCCCAAGGCGCTCCGCGTCGAGCTGCCCGAGGCCGAACTGCCCGGCCTGCCCAAGCATCTGGTACAGCGCGTTCTGGTCGCCCTGATTCTTCGCCAGCCGCTGCTGCATCATCTGCGAGAACAGCGCTTGCTCGTTCTGCCGGTTCGCCTGCCCAGCCTGGAACACATCGCCCAAGCCCGCGAGCCCAGCCTGCCCCATCTGCTGCGCGAACTGCCCGTAGCCCTGCGCGCCGATCTGCGAGCCAAGGTTGATCGCCGCAGCCCGCCGGTTCGCCTCGCGATCCGTGTAGTCGGCCATCACCCGCTGCTTGTCGCGGTTCGCTTGCGAGAGGATGTCCTTCTGCGCCTGCAGCATCTGCAGTTGCCCGGCACCGCTGCGCCCCAGACCAGCCGCCTCCATCGCGTTGCTGATCTCGGGGAGCCTCATCGCAAGCCCCTCTTCGGCCTCCCGGTCGATGCTGCGCGAAAGCCGCCGCAGGTTCGCGCTCGCGAGGTCGTTGGTCTGGCCCACCCCGCGCCGCCCGTAGAAGTCGGCTGCACCGGGGCCACCCGTCGCGTCGCGCATCACGGACAGGTAGTCGCCCGTGTCGGGCATCGAACCAGCCTGCCCACGCTGCACGTCGCGCAGGCCAGACATCGCGTTGAGAGGGTCGAGCCAGCGGTCCTGATTCAGGTTGTTCCTGATGCCCAGCGCGGCCTGGAACATCTCAGAGTGCCACGGGTCGGTCACCTGCCCCTGTGCATCGCGATCGACGCCGTAGTCCTGCCCGACACGCAGGCCGGTCATCTTGTACGGCGAGAACAACTCGCGACCATCTGGCCCGATCAGTTCCTTGTTGAACCAGTGGTCCCAGCGGTCAGCCCAACCACCCTGCGAGAGGCCGGTAACAGGGTCCGGCACGCCGTTGCCAAGGAAGCGGTTGTTCGCACCCTGTCGCGCCCAGGTGAGTTCGGGCGTCTCGGGGGCCACCCCCATGCCGAACATCTGCCGCGCCCACGCCTGCGACGGGGCGGCGAACGGGTCGTCACCGAACATCGTGCCGGGGTTCGGGGTTCCGTTGTCGTACGGACCACCCTTCGTGTTGCCGCCAAAAATACGGTCGAACAGCCCTATGCCGATTGGGGTGACGTACTTATCACCTGGGGTGTAGGCCAACTACATACCGACCTCGTGGAACCTTAGAGACTGCGCGGCGACGACCGCGCTTAGTACATCCCGCCCATCATCATGTACGGGTTGAACTGTGCTGCGGGATTGTAACCCATGCCCATCCCGCCGCCTAGCATGGACATCCAGTTGCCGAGCCCACCACCGTAGCCGCCGAAGCCGCCGCCGTAGCTACCGAAGCCCTGCCCGCCGAAGCCCGTGATGCCACCCATCGGGTTGTAGCCGCCGCCCCCGAACCAATCTCCACCACCCATCCGCGC